TCTGTATCGTTTTCTTCGTGAGCCTTCTTGTAAGCCTGTTCTGCTGCAGATATCTCTGCGTCTGCTCTCGTGCTGACGCTACTGAGAAGGGCCTGCTCACTGCGACTTAAAAGGCTGTTTAGCCGTTGATTTTCAACTTGCTGCGACTGCGCAAAAGTCAGGGCTTCTACTCTTTCACGTTCTGCCTGTTCCTTGGCTCTTCTTTCCTCGTGATATTCATACTTCATTCGGCTGAAGCGTTTCTTTACACCGCTGTCAACCCCGTCTATCTCGGCATCAATATCAAAAGTGTCATTAGGGTCTTCGACACGCGGAGGTCTTCTGTCTTCCTCCGGCCTGTCATCAATGACCTCAATCTCAAAATTTTCTTCCAGAGAATCAATGTCTTTCATAACCTCGGAAGGCTCTGGAAGAACATTTTCAAAGTCCATCTGCTGTGTTTGATCAGACACGGCCTACTCCTCTGGGGTCCTCTACAACTGCTTCAACTGTATCATCGTTGATCAGACGGAATTCCTTGCCATGAATCATTATCCGTGTCCCGCTGTAAGGCCGCATGATGATGAAGTCTCCTTCCCTGCACCACGGACCATTAGGGAAACGCTTTTTATCCGAATAACATTCAGGACCGAGCTTGATGACAAAACCAACAATAGAAGAAACCTCTTCAGCCCTAACCGAATCAACTGTTTTGAGAATTCCACCATCAGTTTTTTCATCCACATCCGGCAAGCCGACCAAGATATGATATCCGGTAGGGTCTGGGAGCTGCTTTGCCTTCTCCCCTTCCTTGCTGATATCAGATACTTCTGCCAATGCCATTATTGACTACCCCGTTGCACCACTTAAAAAGGGAAGTGGAGAACCCTTGCGTCCTATGGACGAATTCATTCCTCTACCATAACCTGCTCAACGATCTCTTTGATGTCCCGCCTTGCAAGCTCCAGTCCTTCTATTCTTCCTCTGAGTAAATTGTACATATCATGGTTTTCAACAGACCCATGAATAATCGTTTCTCTCAGATGGTCCTCTGTCTCGTTTAAACGCGAGGTTAACAAATCTAAAAACCTTGGGTCAACAAAATCAGACATTTACGATGGTTTCAGAAGGTCGTCTGCGATCTTCCGCCCTATTTCTGCACCCTTTGCTTCCTGATCTGCGCTAATTTTCCTGTCTTTAACGTCCCTGTCTGACTGGCGCTCTGCTACCTCCGCGCCTATCTTGGCACCAGCAATACGTTCTGCGCTTGAAATCTTGAGTCTTTCAAGGTCATCCCTCATCCTAGCTTTCTCAGCCTCAAGCATTAGCTTATCTTCATCAGATTTTGCTTTAGCTTCATCAGCAGCAAACTTGGATTCAACTTTCTGTCGCTCAATTTCAAGCTCTTCCTTTTGCATCTGCAAAATAGGATCGTCCATCATTTCCTGATTCTTCTCTTCCTGAGCCTGTTGCTGGTTCTTGCCCAGAAGCTGCCCTGCTGCCTCGGCAATCAACGAAGAAAGCCTTGATTCTACCTCTGGCGGCAGCTCCATACCGATAGGCGGAAGATCTATACCCAGTTCATCCTCAATCTGCTTGCGATATTTAAAGGCCAGATGCTCAGTGACGTGTGCTGCCATAGCTGCCTGAGACGCCTGCGCGGTAGGCGACTGGGCCAGCATTTCCTGCATCTTGGGATCCTGAGCCATCGACATATGAACCTGTATATGTGAGTCATGGTCTTGATATTCAAAGGCTTTTACAGGTTCCATGTTAAGAATATCCATGTTTTCAGCAACAGGATCTTCCGGTTTCTGGTCATCATCAACCGGGACAATCTTCTCCGCATCCCTTATTCCCAATACTTCCAGCATCTGCCTGTGTAATACCGGCAGGTCATAAAGCTGTGGCGCTTGGGCTGAAAGTTGCAGGGCAGACTGGTACTGCATGATCCTCTGTCCCATTGTGGCTGCATTTGGGTTAGATACAGGAATGACATCCACATGATCATCAAAATCCTGAATAATCGACTCTGCGCTGCCCTTTACGTCGTAAGGATAGGCAGGAGGGCCAAAGTCCTGAATCACGCCCACAAGAACCTTTAGCTCGCCTTTAAGAGAAGCATGGAGCCTAGACTGGATAGCCGACATCACCTTCATGTTCTTTTCAAGAATAGCGAGCGTCGTACCAACAGGAGCCTGACTGTTCATGTCAGAGGCTTTTACATCAGTTATGGCAGCAAACCTCCTGCCCTCTTCAACGATATTGCCAAGCAGGTTAAAGAGGGTAGGTGAAGGCTCTTTGTTCGGAAGGAAGGAAATGTTCTCCCTGATTGTACCTCCGGGGACATCAACATCCCTGAACTCACCGGGCATGATCGGGGTGTCATCCCCTTTTATCCTCATGCCGCGGGCCTTGAGTCCACCGGGAAGGTTAGACAGGGTGCCTGCGTCTACCAGTTGCCTGAGAATAGAAGTCGCGGATTTAACCAGACCGCCGATCAGGTGTATCAGGCCCAAGCCATAAAAACCAAGCCCCGGCAGGTATTCATAATGAACAAAATGATTCCTCCTCATCCTGTCAGGATCATCCTCGTACCAGTTCCTGCGAATGGAAAGAATTGTCTTGGACTCCCTGTCCACGGTAACGACATAAGGCAGGGCAATTCCTGTTTCTTCACCATCAACCTCATCTTCAAATCCTTCCAGATCAAGCTCTATATGCATCTCCAGAAGGGTATGAATTGAATCACCAGTCAGGAAGTTACCGCTGGAATCTCCGGTAGATACTCTATCCCCGGTTAAATCGCCGTACTTGCTCTTAACGCGATCCACGTCAATATCAAAACTGGGCAGGTCAACATCCCTGTAGAATCCGCTAAACTGTAACTTCTTGATTTCATTGCGGTTCTTACGCATCATGTGCGTTAAACGGGTAGCAGAAGTCAGGTCTGTTGCGCCGTTGAAAACCACCATGTCCTCGGAAGGGACAAACATGGAACAGGGCCTTTGCATTGTCTGGTCGTAATAAACCTTCTTGAAGGCACTGCCTGCCAGTGGAAGCGAGAACAGCATTCTCTCTGTCTCTCTCCTGAATTCGCTCATCTTGTCTGTCAGGAGATAATTCATATACTCCTGAATCCGGGCAGCCTGATCTTCAAGTTCCCTTGTGGTCTTTCCGAATATGCGGGTCCTTACAGGGCCTGAAGCAGGGAAGATCTCGGTGATTGCCTGAGACTGGAAACGAACAACGGCTTCTGAAAGTAACGGATGATGCACGCCACAGGCTCCGGGCCAAGGCGTTGATCGGTCCTCTACCTTGAGGCCAAGCTGCTCAAGACCTTTAATGTAAGCCTCTTCCCAGTCACGCCTTGATGACTTGTCATCATCAAAGGCCCCTACCAGTTCAGAGCCAAGCGCACTGAGTGTGCGCTCGTCTAGGTATTCAGCAAGATTGGCATCAAAAGGAATTTCTTCCTCCTGAGCCTGCGGGTCAAAATCAATGATCGCCCCGCCGTCTTCTGTCTCGATAGTGACTGACTCAGGATTCTCTATATCAATAACTACTGCATTGTCAGCTGCGTTTGAAACGCGCTGCTCAATATCAGCAATTTCCAAGGGAGTCAGTGGTTTATCGACGGCCATAAGATTTCCAGATTTTGGCGAAGTTTAAACATATCAATAATAGTTCGCAATTCTTGGTATCTCCGTTCCTGTTTCTTCATCGCCTTCCAGAGCAATAAATCCACCCTGCCTGAAGCGTAGTAATGCCTGAGTCGCAGAGTCTACCAAGTCATCATGGTCGCCAACAGGAAAAGCAGCAAACTGCTCAATGACCTCTTCAGCCCACCTTGTCTTGGGCGACCAGACAACACCCGAAGCAAAGGAATCCGCAATAGCATTAACTCTGGATATTTTGTCATTGCCTCTTGAGGGGGTGTATTCGGTAACGGGAATACCGGCTCGTCGCAGCTCAAAGATCAGCGGAGATCCTGCGGCCTTGGCTTCCACGATAAATGCATCGGGCTTCCACATACGGTACATCTCGTGCGCACGAACCTTGAGGTCAGGAAACTCCATCCGCTCCTGAAGCGCATCCAGAAGAATGATATTGGGAGCCTGAAGTCCATCGTCGTTTTCAGTATAGAAAACGCCCCACGTAGTACAGGCTGAATAGTCAGCCCTTTCATGCTTGAGGAAGGCGGTATCCCATGACTGAATGATAAAAGAAACATTGGGCGGCTCCCGGTGGGGCCACTCCTGCCACCAATCCCGCTTGATGATGGCGCTTTCTTCTGAAGTCGGTTGTTGCTGGTACTGCGCTTCCCACTTGGATACAGGCAGGGTAGCGCGGATCTTTTCCAGCTCCTCTACCGGCCAAAACTCTTCCCAAAGACTGTTGCCAGATGGTAAAATAGCAGGTAATTCAAGAACTTCCCATTCATCGGAGCCTTCACGCATGACGCTATCCCTGACCACATGCCCGCACAGGTCCTTCATGCTCCATCGGGTCATCACGATGACAATAGCCCCTCCGGGCTGCAGTCTCTGACGGGGACCGGAAGTGAACCATTCATACGTGTTGTCAAAAACCTTGGGATCAGCCTGCTGGCCCTGCTGTTCTGAATGGGGATCATCAATAACCAACAGGTCAGCACCCCGTCCGGTGACAGCACCACCCACACCGACCGAGAAATACTCCCCCCCGCCGGAAACATCGAACCTTCCTGCGGCTTTTGAGTCTGCCGTAAGGCCGACACCGGGGAAAACATCCTTGTATTCATCGCTATTGATGAGGTTACGCACCATGCGCCCGAACCTGACAGCCAGTTCTGCGGTATGGGAAGCCATAATGATCTTCTTATCGGGGAATTTGCCCATGATCCACGCCGGTAGCAGCCATGAAGTGAGCTGAGACTTACCCATACGCGGGGGCATGTTGATCATAAGCCGCTTCAGATCCCCACTGGCAACCCTTTCAAAGGCTTCTGCCATCTTGGTATGGTGATGACCCTCTATAAAAGCAGGCCAGACTGTCTCGGCAAACTTAATAAACGACCCGGAGGCCCTGTCCCTGAGCACAGAGGACTCCAAGGACACTAACAGACGAGATACCTCGTCCCTTTCCTTACCAGAAAGACGAGACATCACTGCCGGAGTGAGCCTTTGCTGAACTTCCCTGACCTGCTGCTCTATAGACATCAAATAAACAGACGCTTATTGAGTTTCCCGGTTATAAAATTCAGATGCTTACGAAGATCTTCCTTTGTACCACAGTACGATCCCTCTACAACCTGATCATTATAAGATAATTTATAGCTCCACCACTGACTTTTCCCGTCAAACGGAGAATCTTCTTCAGAAACCTCTTTTATCTTACAAGAGGTTGACAGAACAGAGGCCCTGTCCTTCCAAGTGGTTGAATTATCCTTGTGATTAAGTTCATTGTAAGCCTTTTTCCAGTGAGGTTTGGCTACAAATGTCATGTCAACCTTATATATCACATAAGTTGTTGAATTACATCCCGATCTGGAGGGACCCAGAGTGAAATACGGGGGTATGGGGGGTGTGGGTGTCAACTACTATGTTCGGAAACCTTAAATTGGGGTCCGTGTTCGTGTGAAATCGTATATAACGGGTGTGCGCGGGGACCCGCAGGCGTGCAGGGGGGTGCGGGGGTGCATTATGCGCGAGCGCATCACGCGTCCGAGGCTTCCAGAATCCCGTTTAAACGGTCCAGTACTTCTTCAGGTGGCTCTACAGCCTGAGTCACTACGTGAGATTGCTCGACGTATAGGCGTGACGCCTTGCCTGCGTAGTGCTCGGCCTGAATTGCCGCGCTGAATTGCCCGGCATTCTCGGCACGTGCGCTTAGGTCCTGCATCCTGCCCACATGATGCGCCAAGCTCACGCGTTCCTCACGCGCTAGCTCCTGAATGACGCGCTCGACCTCAGCTGCCACCATAGGTTTCCGCATCAGCTTCGATCCCACGTCACTAGCGTTCCCACCCGCCTTGTATCCTGCAAGCGTAGCCGCACTCTTGCGTGACTCGCCACGCGCTACATACCGCGCAAACAGGCGCTGCTTGATGGTTAGACCATCAACAGGCGAAGGCATATCTGTGACGTTACCCATACACACGAGAACTACTGTTACTTGTATAACGTAGTTATACAGTCAACTGTAGTGTGACATAAACGGTTGACAAAATACGTTTAAACCTGCAATATAGTTGGCACATTTCGCAACAACAGCAACGGAGCAGCAACCAATGAGCAATTACGTAGATCGTGAAACATGGTTAAACGCAGCCGCAGTGCTGATGCAGCAGCTTGTGTTCACCGACGCAGGCATATCAGCAGGCACATGGGAGGCGGTCAGGTATCGCATCACATGCGGGTTTCCGCTTGGATACCGGGGCAGCCGCAACGGCAAGCGCGTCACTCTCGGTCAGGCATTCGACC